CATCCCTAGCTTCAAGGCTATGGTGAGGAAGTCGTTTTTCACCAAGAACGAGTCGGACAAGGAGTTTTACAACGTCTATGTGTTCGCCTTGCAGTCTTGCGCTGGGGCAATCCTAACCTTCCACGTTATGACTGACTCTGGAATGCTGCGGAGTCGAGTACCGCTATCGGAGATATACACTCACGAGCCAGAGGCGGACATCCCATTCAACTACAAACAGCTTTGGGATTGCTTCTCTGAGAATGTAACCGTTACCGAGTATAGCTTCCTAGCCTACCATCGCGCACAGATATTACTGCGGGATGCCACCAAGGTTTGGGGTACATACTTGTTTACTGTGGATTGGTTCAACAATCCATACAGCGATGAGCCGTCCGATTACAAGTGCGGTCATGTGTTCGCTGGTGACGATGGCTACTTGCTGTGTATGCCAAACAACCGAATCTTCTGGCGCGATTCGAATTGGGTTACAAAGAAGTTGCCAGATAACCTAAAGCAGTTTCGGGTTGATACCGACCTGCCATCCGTAGAGAATCAGAGTGACAAGTGGGTGACAGAGGATACAGATTCGTTTTACTACGACATTAAAGAAAGGGATACACAATGAATGTAGAGGCCAAGAACAGATTGAAGTGGGCGCGGGATATGCTTGCCATCGCCAGGGAGAAGCTTGTCTTGGAACGTAACCGCGCGACTCACGGACGCTCGGTGGATATGATCCAGATCATAACGATGGTCGATGCGGCCAGCCTAGTGTGCAAAGAGGTTGTGGGAGGTGATGATGAAAAGCAGGGATGAGATAGCGATGCAGGTAAAGAAGGAATGGGATAACCAAAACTGGAGATGGAAGCTTTGGGTTGAGGCTGGTGGCTTTAGGACTGAGATATTTTGCTATAGCAGTGCCGAAGAAGGGTATTTCAAATGCGTCAGGGAATTGGTTGACCACGCTTACCAGATGCAGAGCGTATGAATGAAAAAACCCACCTCGACTTATTTAGCGGGATCGGAGGATTTGCCTTGGCAGCAAAGTGGAATGGATATAGAACCGTTGGCTTCTGTGACAACGAACCCTACGCACAAGCAGTCCTCAAAAAGCATTGGCCCGAAGTCCCGTGCCACAAAGACATCCGCGAAGTACGAGGCGAGCTATACGCAGGAGTCACTCTTCTCACAGGTGGGTTTCCATGCCAACCATTCTCAGTCGCAGGGAAGCAACGAGGCAAGGATGACAACCGTTACCTCTGGCCTGAAATGTTGCGAGTTATACAAGAAGCAAAGCCCGCTTGGATCATTGGTGAGAATGTTGCTGGGATCGTCAACTTGGCACTCGACCAGGTGTGCGCTGATCTGGAAGGTCAAGGTTACGAAGTCGAACCGATCATTGTTCCAGCTTGCGCCGTCGACGCGCCACACAGAAGAGACAGGGTTTGGATTGTGGGCCACTCCAAACTCAATGGACTCACTGCCTCCAAGGCAAGCGGAGGATTGCTCGACCAATCAGAAGAACAGAGAGGGAAGGTCAAGGAGTGGGAATCTTCGGGAGCAAGTTGTGCATCCTCAGATGTGGCCGACTCCGTCAGCCTGTCCGAGAGGAGCGCACACGGGAGCAAGGAGTGGGGCTGTGTCCGAGGACGGCAAGACGAGGACATCAGCCAACGGAACGAGATGGGGAGCAACTCTTCAGACAGCCGTGAGAATGTGGCCGACTCCGTCAAGCAGGGACGGGAAGGGCGGGTACATAGGCGGGAGGATGCGGAACGGGAAAGTGTCGATGGATACTCTGGATGTAGCGGTACAACATACGGACAATCAGGAGAAGCAATCTGGCTCGCTGAACCCAACGTGGGTCGAGTGGCTAATGGGATACCCAATAGGTCACACAGACTTAAAGGATTGGGTAACGCCATCGTCCCGCAAGTCGCGTCAGAAATCATCAGATGTATCAACAAAATAATGGAGGATAACAAATGAGCGCGCTATACGATTGGATCGTTGTCGGAGCAGGATTGGCAATAGGAAAGCTTCTTGTTGCAATTACGGTTATCACAGTAATCACAGCAATTCTCGCTGTGTTCTTTATTATAGAGGAGAAAACCAAATGAAACTATGGACAAATAACACAAACGCAATTCACAAAGTCGATGACAATATGCTCTACCCGCGCACTACCTATGTGCTGCCAGATGAGCTAACTGGACCAACCTGGGACGATTCAATCCCTTGCCCGCACGAGATCAAGCCGTACTACAAGGGCCGAGCTGCTGGTGGTGCAACAGCCGTCTACCGCGCTGGTGCAATCGGTGACGCAATCATCGCTACCGCCTTCGTCAACTACTTGGTGCAGGAGTCGGGTGGGGTTGTGGAGGTATACGCTCCTGCTCGCAACTTGCCTCTCTACGCTGGGCTGGGTGCAAAGCTGTGGCCGTTGCCTGCATCGCTGGAGGCATGGAGGTCATTTGATGCTCACTTGCCAACGGATGATTTGTTCAGCGGGCAGGTTGGTAATACCAAGCTAGGCACTGGCGGTGGTAACTGCTACCAGAGGATCTATGAGTGGATGGGTGTGTGGGATGAAAAGACTATGGCTAAGTATTGTAAGCCAGTTCTACATCTCATCGAGCCAGACCACGAAGAGCTAAAGGCGATGGGCAAGTGGCCGTTGCCTAGTCCGTTCTTTGCTTACCATGTTTCGTCTAGCGGTCCGACCCGCACCTACCCGCCAACGATGGGGCAGGAGGCGGTGCTGGCGTTGCTTGAGGCTTACCCCAAACATCACGCTGTGATTATTGGGCTGGACAACTCAAACAACTTTAAGGTGGATCATCCGCGAGTGATTGACCTATTCAACTGCACCAAGGCTGTACGCTCGCTGTTCCCGATTATTAGCGGGGCTGACTTCGTTGTCGCGCCAGATAGCTCAGTCAATCACATGGCTGCGGGATTGGATACGCCATGTGTGTCGTTGTGGGGTTCGTATGATCCAGCGGATCGTATGACTTACTATCCTAAGAACGTGTCGATATTCAAGCCCGATACCTGTCCACACGCGCCTTGCCGTCCACACGCTGGGTTGCCGCAGGCTAAGTGTAAGGATGCGAGCAATCGCACCCCAAAAACTCAATACTGGTGTAACGCCCTGCGGAATATAACAGCGCAGGATATTGTTGAGGCCAGCAAGAAGGCGATGGAGCTAGGCGCAAATGGATAAGAACTCCAATCGAAAGATTGGTGCTGTTGGGGTAATGCGCACCAAGGCTGAACTGCTTGCCAGAGGATTTGATGTGGCAGAGCCAGAGGTTGACTGCGGAGTTGACGTTGTGGCGTGGGATAGCGAGTTATGCGTGTCAAGAATACAAGTGAAGACAACATCGAACTACTGCAAGAAAACTGGAGGAGCTAGATTCCAAACATCGAGAATGTGTTGGAAAACAAAAAGGCGAGATGGATATGGGGCATCCGATGTCGAGTTTGTGGTTTGCTATTGTATGCCAGCAAATGCTTTTTGGGTGCTTCCAGTATCAGAGGTGATTGGGGAAGTAACTTTATACTTACACGAGGGCGATGATCATTCCGAGAAGTGGGAAAGGATTTCTTCTAATAAGGCAAGAATATTGGGAGATAAATTCAAGTCGATCAAACAACTTGTGGATACAAACAGATGGCTTGAAAGTCAATTCGAACACGCGAAGGCAAGGATTGATTCTCTCAAAAAAGAAATAAAACATTCCGACGAACGCGAGTACAATTTGTATTATTGGTTGACCAGATATTCTGGTTACAACAGAAGGACTATTGAACAGATAGCCAGAACTGGATCTAAATTTAATGAGGAAGAGTGGCGTGCTTATTACGCTGCTAATGAAGAAAGGCTTGATAGGGATTACTCAAAGTTCATGATACGAGGATATGAAATTGCTAGAAATGCTTGCATAGAAGAAACCAATCCAGCGGATGGTGCGCAGAGAGATTCTGCGACTGGTGTCCTCAGTGTGTCCACCACTTGAAACAAAGCTGGTTTGATTTATGACAACAGCACAACGGCAAGCTGAAGAGATCGTAGGCCAAGTGGATTGGCAGTCCGAGAATCACGGGCTATGTAAGTGTCCAGGCGAGGCTGCTCATACCAGCCACACTCGCATTAGAGATACAACTGTGTTCGTAGATGGTGCGCCTACGATATTCTGCTGGCATACTTCCTGCACGCCGTATCGTGACGAGGCCAACCGCAAGTTGCGCCGAGCCATATCCAGCGATGTTCTCTACAAGCCTGTCAACATTATGTCGGGTGGCACAGCCGTACCAAAGCTGGTAATCAAGAAAGACCCGCACTCCGAGGTGTTGGATAGGATTAAGACGATTGCTGAATCGAACAAGCAAAGATACTTGACTCACTACACTTGGGACCCAGCGGATATGTATGAGGAAAGCCCGACCAAGCTTGGCGATCCAGC